GCCTGATCTACCTGACGCTTGAGAGAGACACCTAAGCCGTCCGCATCCCATAGGAAGTGGTCAGCGTTAGCTTTCAACGCCTTGTCTAGCGCCCAATCCATGCCTTCGCCAGCATCGCCTGTCACCATCTCGCAGACATCTAGGATCACGTTGCCGTGCCTGAGTACAAAGCCTTTGCTGTCACCGCCTTCGTCCGATGGGTCGTGAGACGCAATGATAGCGCCTTCAGCCTTCCAACCTAGCTTTATGTGTGCATCTACTGCCGACAAGAACCACGGCACTGGAATGATTGAGTCTTCGTTCTCATCATACGTCTCGCCTTCCCAAACGTGAGAGTACAGAGAAGGAGACATATGCGCTTGGTCATAGGCTCGCTCTTGCTCTAAGACTTCTGGGAACGCAGGATTGTCATTGTAGTTCATCCAAACAATCGTGTGATGCTCGTCCTCGTACACACCGTCACGCCGTAGTTCTTTCTCAAACGGCTTGACGAATCGTAGGAAGAATGGATCAGCGGCAGACCTTGGGTTAGCTGCCATCCAGATCTCTGAGCCTGCGGTTCTGAGCGTAGGAGTAAGAGCCTTGAGGCTGGCCTCGGATATTGTCTGAGCCTCGTCCACAAATACCCTGCTGAAGCCGTGATACGATTTTACACTTTCTGGTGAGCGAGCTAACCCGATATACTTGAACGCAGTCTCGCCGCCGTAGCGGATCTCGTTACGCTGTATCTCAAAGCCTTTTAACTCTAGCCGTTCTATCTCAGCACACAGCAGCGTATGAATGGAGTCGTCAATGCTGGCTTGGAACTCACGAGCGCAGAGAGTCTTGATGCCTTGCGTCTGAGCTGCCAGTAGACACAGATCACCCATAGTCATGCTCTTGCCTGAGCCACGGCCTCCGATGCAAATCTTGTAGCGCTTAGGCTGCAAGAACGGAAGCATCTTCTTGGGTATCTGCATCTTGGGCATTATTCGTACTTCACAGTATTCTTTTTCTGCTTGGCCTTAGCCATTGCTATGGCGATTGCCTGATTCTGTGGCTTGCCTGCCGCCATCTCTGTCTTGATGTTCTTGGAGATGGTCTTTTTGCTCTTGCCTTTCTGTAGTGGCATTTCCAAATATCCTCTCAAAGTTTGCTTGGAATTCTTTCTGACTTACGCTGTACGGCCTTGGCCTTGATCCTTTACCGCCTTCCCATGCGCCTGTGCTCATTCCATCACCTCAATAGTCCAGTGAGTATCAACGTCCATCTGGATAGGCTTGCCATCAGCGCCTGTATGTTCTGTCCTGCTCTTCTCTGTCCAGTTCATAACTTGAGACAAATAAAGTTTCATAGACTGGAAATCACCTTCATCTAGTCCTTTACGATAGAGAGCTTCTATCATCCTAGTGCCAGCTTCCATTCGAGACCTGTTATAAGTTTCACTTACTCTGCTGTCTCTTTCCATTATTCTGTCTAAGGTATTGAAACACATACCTAAATGATGAGCTAACTGCTCTTTAGTAAGTGAAGGCGCAAGTCTCTGAATAGTTGCAATTTCATCTTCTGTTAGCACTCTCATTGGCTTAGTCATTACAAGAAACCGTCCGTCTTAACTTCAATAATTGTCTGTGGAATGTCCAGTGCAGTCCTCAGCTCTCTACGAGCTATCGCTGCTACATACTCCTTGTGATCTTTGTACCGAATCTTGCGGCCTTTGGCCTTATCAGTCTCGTAGATCAAAATGGTAAAATCGTCAGAATCTACAGTCTTTTGAAGTAGATAGTGACGATCTGGAGTAAATTCTTTGCTGCGCTCAAACAGGTCTCCTATTTTGAGTCCTATGGATTCTACCACATTATCACCTTTTGCGCTGCAAGCAAAACAATAGAATAGGAGCTTCTGGCCTTCAGGCGTGTCCGCTACGGTGACTGACATAGAAGGATTGGAGTCATCATGCACCGGACAGCAGGCAGTCCACTTGTGAGTTCCTAGCTGTCTTACCTTGTCTAGCCGATCTAATACTGGCTGATACCATTCAATCATGCTCGCTTACTCCATGCTATCTGACGGCTCTTGATCCAGCTTAGTGCTTCTGGGATTGGTTGTCGGCCTATCTGCTTCAAGCCATTAGGAGCGCAAGAGAAGCACTCAATGTACTTATGGTACGCCCAGCCTTTCTTGTAGTTATGCTCGTAACCGTAATGCAGCAAAGATGAGTACCATTCCTGCTTCTGCTCCTTGGTCAGCGTCTTGCGCCTTGTCTCGGCAGGCGATAGGTTCTCTGCCTTGACGAGCTGTGTGCCGTCATCTTTGAGCGTTGGAGTGCCTATAGGAAGCTCCCATCCACACTTACAACGAAGTCCTGTAAACGCACCGCTGCACTGCTTGCAGTTGTGAAGGATAGGTTCTTTAGGCTCAGTCTTGGTTTGCTTCCGCTCTTGGTAGTTCCTATCACCAGAGTGCAGCTCTGAAGGCACAAAAGACTCAGGATAAGCGTTGAAGTGAGCCAGATTGCCAGCGTGATCAAGCACAATCGCTCGCTCCTTATCAGCATGAATGCGCCAGATGCGTCCTATGCGCTGAATCCAAGTAGTAAGGCTGCGAGTCCTGAATGTGTCTATCAAAATTTCCACGCCAGAATCATCCCAGCCTGTATTCAAGATGCGACTGTTAATCATCACCTTGTATACACCATCCTCAAAGTCTTGATACTTCAGCTCTCTAGTAGCCTGATCGTCATAGCCGTCAATGTGTACAGCTATCTCTTGGCCTAGCGTCTGATTGAATCGCTCTACGAGGCTCTTGCTGTAGGCTATAGATGGCGCGAAGCATACGGCTCGCTTGGTCAGGCCAGCAGAGTGCTTGACGTAGTTATCCACAATATCACCAGCCAGCGTGTCATCTTCCTGCATACGCTTGCCTAAGTCTTCAGCATCATAATCATGATCGCCTGTGTGTGACTTCTTCAGCTTCAGGTCAGAGACATCAACAGTCCTGCCGTGATAATAGTCAGTCGGGCAAAGCCAGCCAGCGTCTATCAAATCTTGCGGAGTGGTAGTGACTATCAGGTCTTCCCATAAACCTTCAGAAGCCATACCACGGCTATAAGGTGTGGCTGTTAAGCCTATGAAGGTCAAGGCATTATAGCGCCTCATCTGGTCTAGCAAGCCTTTATACATATTATGAGCCTCATCTATGATTGCTAAGTCATAAGTGAAGTGGTTGCGCCTAACGGCTGTGGCTGTGCTGACTATCTGAATGTTTTCATTTGGATCGTACTTCGGGCTGTCGCCTTGAAGCACTGAGTAGCTTGCTCCAAGGCTTTTGAAGGTCTCCTCTGTCTGGCTTAGCAACTTCAACCTGTCGCAAAAAAACGCCACTCTGACCTTTGGGTTCTTCTTGACGGCCTTCATAGCTATGTAACAGGCGATAATGGTCTTGCCCATGCTACAAGGCGCACTGAGGATGACTCGCTTGTTGCCAGCTTTAAGGCTGTCTCTGAGCGCGTCAATGGCTACCATCTGATGAGGTCTAAGGCTGATCATGAGGCTCTAGCTCCTTACAGACATCATCATAGATGCCTTTGTAATCTGGATGACCGTAGCGGCTTGAGCCGTCAGCCATTTGATAAGTACGCCAGAGCGCAACGTCAGAGCAGTAGCGAAACTCAGCAGCCTTAGCCTCCTCAAAGTCTGAGCCTCCAGCCATAAGAAATCCTACGATAACAAGCAGTCCAGCAGCTATACCAGTTAGATTCCGCATCGTGCGTCCTCCTGTGCTGCCAGAGCATACATCTTGGCGTGATACGCAGGATAAGTTGCCTGCCAGACCTCTTCCTTGAGACGATCCCAATCACGGCTGAACATACGGCCTAGCTTTTGGTCAGCAACTTCGTGACCGTAAGACTCAACGAACTCAGGATAGTTCGCAACCATGCTACCCATGACCAATGCGTCTAGCAGCTCGTTTGTTTGGTCTAAGTTAAATTCCATCATGTTACTTCTCCAACTGATAATGTTTGCGAACGGCTGTTCTTAGGTAAGCTGCGGCTGTGTCCATCAAGGTTTTCTGCAAGACTTTCTGAGCCTTGCCTACTTCTTCGAGGTTGCCATAGGCAAGAGAGACAATCATGCGCGCAGCGTCAGAGCCGTCCATGAACGTAAACAGAGCAGCGTCAAGGTTATCAGCCGCATCACAGGCTAGGAAAAGATGGTCAAGGATGTCATCTCGGTCAGATTCGGGCAAAGAGTCCATATCGTAGTAAGGATCTAGGCCAAGCTCTTCTACTTTAGAAACGATCTGGTTATAGCTAAAAGACATAATTTTTCTCCGTCAGGACAAATTCAAAGGTTTTTTCGGCTGATTTGTCCTTGACTAAAGGAACATCAACCACTCATCAGGATGCTCGCTAAGATTCATGCCAGCCTTGATAAGCTCCATGCGGTCAGCAGGCTCTATAGGCTTGCGTGTGCAGATCGCTGGGTCAGCTTGGAACATACCGCAGCCGTTGACCTTGAAAAGCGCAGCAGACTGCTGATAGCTGCCTTCTGGCGCATCGTAAGCCTCTGGCTCGTGGAATACGTCTTGATCATAAGGTTCGCCGCAATGTGGACAATAGACATCAAACATAATTTTTCTCCGTCAAGAGTTATGCGCCTCCGGAGAGGCGCGGTTGGTTAGAAGTTGTAATCGTAAAAAGCGTAAGGCTTCTCTGTCAGGCCAAAACGTAGACCTCCGTGGCCCCATTCTTCTGGGTTGTTTTTCTTACGCCTAATTCGGATCACCCCAGCATTTGGGTTGCTTGCGTAGGTCACTTTTTGATTGCGCTGACCTTCAACGTGTCCAGCAAAACCGCCTGCATACTGCTTGAGATGAGAGATGTCATGCTCAGTATCCATCTTCCTGACCTCAATGGTCTTGTCACTGATTACCTTAACTATCTCGTAAGCATGAACATCACTGTATCCGTAATAAGAAACGTGTGTGAATGTTTTTTCTTCTTCTACGATGCGAAACTCTTCGTTTTTTTGTATTTCAAGAAGATGGTCGATCTTATCTTGATCCGTGGTTTCTGATAATTCTTTAGCTATCCATTTAGCTGAACGCTCTGCCTCTTCTTTTAACAAACGCTGTGCTTCAGCGCGATCAGTTGTTTCTTTTGATCTTTTAGTCCATCCCCAAACACCAAAACCTTTAGGTGAATTAAAAACCTTTGCCTCAACAGTAAAGTAAGTCTTAGTAATCATGTTGTATCTCCGTCAGATGAGCAGCGTTGTGCGACTCCATGTAAAGCATTTTACAGTAATCACACACAGTGTCCACAACTTTCACACTTATCTGAAGAAAAAAGTCATTTAGATGGTTTGGGACACCTTAGTATCCTACAGGAGCATGATCCACAGGTTTCAATTGCCAGAACTCTTCATCATCCGTGATTACTGAGTCAAGTCACCATCGTGTCCGCTAAACTGGTTTGTCGCCATCACTCTGCTGCTCAGGCGCGATCCCATCAATCTCGGAAACCTTGTGCTATCTGGGCGTTTCAGGCTACCCATAGGCCATATCGCTGAGTTACGGTCAGGATTTATCACACCGGATTGCCAGTGTACTCCACTTTGCTAGTGAGATACAATACCCATATGTGCAGGCAGTATGTAGTGAATGCCACTATATCTTGTCCTCCGTCAGCAAGCCGTTTCTCCTTCGGGCTGTCTGCACACCTACTTTGTTGACACCTCCAAAAAACCTCTATACACTTCCAGACTCATTCATTCTTGACGGAATCTAAAAATGGAAAATAATCACTTCTGGACGGCTTTTTTTGCCGCGCAATCAAACTTCACTTCTCCCAAGAAATCAGGCATCAACGGCTTTGCTAATGGTCACAAGTACCACAAGCTAGAAGACCTATTGCCTGCTGTACACAGCGTCTTATC